CCCGGATTTCAAGCGCTTTGTCGATAGGTACCGCTCGGCCCTCCCGGTCAAGCTTCTCCGACCACCACTGGGACACTTGTGTCCAAGGAGTGCGTTTAGAGAACATGGCCTCGCCAGGAGGTGGGAGCTTCAAAGTACCTGGTTTCATCGCCTTTGGTCTACACGATCGATACCTTCCACCGTACGTCCAGTAGTCAACGTGTGCTTGTCGAGCGACATGCGCACGCAACGTACGGCATGGTACAAAGCAGTGCCCGTCGGGGGGAGCCTGTTGTGGGAACAACGTAGTTGTATCGTCACAATACTCCGCCTCGACATCTGCGCGTACCTCCCTAAAGAGTTTGGCATCTTTAGGGGCAAAGAAAGTATCAACCCGTGTAGCAAACTTGGATGGGTCAGCTCCTCCAAAGAGGAGTGTGTAAAGTTGCGCGCGCACAAGCTTCGGCATGTCACGCATCCCCTTGCTGGGATGGCCAAGGCCACCCAGAGCCACGGGAAGCTCTGGGGGCCGCCTAAGCCTGCGAGCCTTGGCGCGCACTGGTTTACACAGGACTCGGGCAACTCGCCGCAATGCTTTCCATTGCGGGCTGAAGTACTTCCCCTTGTCCATGACCCCATTACCGTCACGCAAGAATTGCTTAAGGGGATAGGGATTATAGAACCGCGGTTTGGCTCCGTCAGCATCCGCGAGACAGAATGTCTCACAGAAAGTATAACCCCTCATGGAAGTGAAAGTCTTCCCCTTATGCAATCCGGATCCTATCGCCTCGATACCTTCGGCGTAGGATCGAACTTGGTGTGGCAGCGCAAGGGTTGCCAGGTCATCTCCGCAGATGACCGTGGCAGCGCCAAATACGTCCGCCGCCCACCCATTGAGCAGAGAGAGTACTGTGAAGCTGAATGGTGTACCCATGAGGCATCCCCTGTTCATAGGGATGTCACAGTACTCACCTCTCTCCGAATGCCCAATGGCACCAAGTTCTGCTACCTCCTTCCACTGTCTTTCGGTGAAAGGCTTCTTATGATATCTCACATGATGCTTCAGTCTCCCAACGCCAAGGGATTCGGAGACTGCTTCCGTGTACAGGCTGGGCAAGCCCGCACGGCCCAGGCCGCGAACAACGGCCCGAATTGCATCATGAGAGAAACCATCAGTTGCCTTAGTCAAATCGGCGCTGATCCAGCGCCAATCACCGCGCGCGGCGCAATGCATACCGTCTACGATCCCATCATCGGAAACGCGCTTGGAGAAGTCACGTATACGACGATCCCGCTTTCGAAGGACTGGGAAGACGGCCTTTCTGCATATGTCGCCGGCAGTAAAGACAGCAGCAGGAGGGACGGTAATGACACGCACCTTACAGCCCTGTTCACCAAGTGGGGTAGCCTCGTGCACGCACGAGGTCCCATAATTATGCGCATCACCAATCAACCGATAGAACTCCTCGAGAGACAGCAAGGTTCCGAAACCTTGCATGAGCTCACCTACTTGAGCAGTTGTCGGCATGCGCATCCCCACTATGTTGAGCAGTCGGTTGACGAGGGAGTCCTTCCCTGGAAAAGGTGGCACACGACGGTTGGCCTCACGGACGGGAGTTTCAAACAGCCATGGGAGGCTGTTCAACTCCTCGAAGAGTGTCTCTCGAGAGAACTCCATGTCCGCGTAGCAGCGATTAAAATCCCGAAGGATCAAATCCTGCAACCAACCATCATATCCACCTTTAGACCCGGGACCCTCAGCAACCGCGTTCTTGCTGGAAGGTGCATGTATCCAAGACCGATTTCTCAACTTATTTCCAAGCCTTACCGCCACAGTCTCTTCAATATCCGAACAGACATTATCCGGACAACTGTGGGACTTGGAAATATTTCGGGCATGGGCTATAAGCCCTTCAGCGATACGTCTACGCGAAGGAACGGGGAGCGCCCGCGCACACCTAGTGAAAGCAAGTGCGCGCCTGGGCTCCGCCTTCGCAAGACGTTGAAGCCACCGCTGAAGAGGTGCAGGCACATCCTCGACGTGGTTAGACCCCTCACCCGTAAGCGCAACGTTACGGAGGGATACGCAGACAGCTTTCACCTTGTCGCATATCCAGTCAACACCTCGAGGACCGGATTTGGTTACCCATTTCCGGAAGTGCCAGCACCCATGCTGTTGAGAAATACCAGAGGCAACGAAACCTGCCCATACAGCTTGCCACGCAACTGTATGGGAATCGACTTTACGCCGATGGGACTGACGAGCCCTAGCCTTTCGGGGCGGGGACAAGTCGGGACCTACTACACGGCCAAGAAGGGAAGATGGTAGTCTCCTCTTAATGGTTTTCG